CGGCTGTTCAACATAAACAACGGGCATTTAGACACAATCGCCTATCTCGCGAACAAAGTCATGAAGCTAGAAATGGCGTTAGATCAAGCGCGGCTCGGGTGATGTATAATTATGACAAAGGGGGCGATAGAATGGAATTAGGGATGTTCGTTGCGGACGTACTAAAAGACTATAAAAAAGTGTATTTTCACGTTCCGCATAATTTAGAATACGGGGAGTTGTATCTCGACTGGGATGAACTGATGGAATTAGGAGCACAGGCGCGCGGTGAAGTTTCGCATAGTGATAGAAATGATGATAGTTTTATTGTCTGGCACACCTTCGATATGCCGCCGACGCATGATGGAGCAGAAGGAGCAATCATTATGATTGAAGAAATAGAAGGCGAAGGCGTTGTTATTTGCCAGCGAATTAACGGGAAATATACAGATATTATTACCAGCAAGGTTTACGACGATTATGACATTTTTCGTTGGGCGAAATTGCCGGTAAAACTCAAGGCGGAGTTATAGCATGAAGCGGGGCAAGCGTAGAACAAGGAAATGTACTGTAATGCGCGCGTATATTTATGATCCGCGTGAAGATAGCGGAACGTCGTGGAAAAGCGTTCCGAGGCGCGATTTTAAAGAGTTATATCGCGCTATACAAACGGTCGAAGAGAAACAGCCGTATCAAGAATATCCTTGGCATACGCATGTTTATGACTGGACTGCGCACGGATTCGCGGGGGACGGCAGAGAAATTTATCTGTTTAGTGATTTTCGCCGCTGAAATTCTTTACAAATTTTGCGGGTGATTCTTCATTTCTTTTGGCTGTTTTTCTTCGCATATGTGTGTTTTAGTGATAGCGTCGCGCGTTATGGGCGCACGACCGCTGTTTACCTCCTGTTTCGGGGGGGCTTGACTCGGCCTCCCCGATTCAAGAAAAACAGCCTTCCTCCTTGTGGAGCCGCTGACCTGTTCGGTCGGCGGCTTTATTGTTTGAGAAAGAAGGTGAAACCGATGGCGAAAGCGAAAGAAAAGAAATTGAGCGTGAAACAGCGCCGTTTTATTGAAGCATACGACGGCAACGCGACAAAAGCCGCAATCGCCGCCGGATATTCGCCTAAAACTGCGCGATTTGTCGGCGCTGAAAATCTAACAAAACCTAACATTCTAGAAGCCATCAAAGCCCGCGAAGAATCGCGCACTGATTCGTTAATCATGACGCGCGAAGAACGTCAAGCGTTATGGAGCGAGATCGCCCGTGATAAAGATGAAAACATAATGGCGCGGTTAAAGGCTTCTGAACTTCTGGGCAAGAGCGAAGCGGACTTCATTGAACGGAAAGAAGTTACTGGCAAGGACGGGAAACCGCTCGTGGACGTGCAGAACTTTCACATCACCTATGAACTCATAAGGCCGAAGCGTGACGGCAATGGATAACGGCACGCGAATACAACTGCCCGAAGTCCTCGCTGGGTTATTTGAGCCGCATCGATACAAGATCATGTACGGCGGGCGCGGCGGGGGCAAGTCTTATGCGGTCGCGTCTCGGCTTGACGGTCTGGGCGTGGAGCGCCCCTTGCGCGTTCTCTGCGCTCGTGAATATCAAGTCAGTATAAAAGATTCCGTGCATCGCTTGCTTGCCGACAGAATCGAGGCGTTGGGCTTGTCGCAGTTTTACACTGTGACGCAAACTTCGATTGTTGGCACAAACGGGACAGAGTTTATTTTTAAAGGCCTTCACCATAACGCGCAAGAAATCAAGTCGATGGAAGGCGTCGATATATGTTGGGTAGAAGAGGCAAGTTCTGTCAGCGCCGAAAGTTGGGACGTTTTAATCCCGACGATCCGCAAACAGGGAAGTGAAATCTGGCTGACGTTCAATCCACTTTCGCCGGACGATGCGACGTGGCAAAGATTCGTGAAGAACCCGCCGCCCGGCGCGTGGGTACAGAAGGTTCTCTATTCTGATAACCCGTGGTTTCCCGAAGTCTTGGAAGAAGAAAGAAAACACCTTCAGGAAATCGACCCCGAGTTATATCAGCATATTTGGCTAGGCGAACCGCGCACGATTAGCGACGCGCAAGTTTTCAAGGGCAGATATTTGGTGCAAGAGTTCGAGACGCCGGAAGACGCGCGATTCTTTCATGGGTGCGATTGGGGGTTTTCGTGCCTCGCCGGTGATACGGTTGTTATTACCGAAACGGGCAACAAACTGTTAAAAGATGTGAAGCCGGGAGATAAAGTTTTAACCCGTGATGGATACAAAACTGTTATTCATGCGCAATCGCGCGGTGTGAAAAGTGTTTATGGCATTGACTGTGGATACAAACGCCGTATAATTGCTACAGAAGACCATAGACTCTTCACCGCCGATGGATGGCGGCAAGTCAAGGATTTAAAGGGGACTGAAACGCTATGCATGATGAAATCGAATTTGACGGCAAGATTTATAAAAGGTATCCTAACGGGAAGCATCCGAACTATTTTTACTGGAAACGTGGACGAAAGAGCGAAAAAGAAAGCCTTCATCGCGCAATCTGGAGATTTTATAACGGAGAAATCCCCGAAGGTTGCGATATTCATCACATCGACGGCAACCCGTTTAATAATGATATTGCGAACTTACAGTGCGTTACTAAAAGCGAACATCAAAAGATTCATTATAAGGATAAGCTCGGCAAAGTCCCGCGTGAACGACTTCTTCAATACGGGTACACAAAAGAAAACTGGGCAGAACGGAGAAAGAAATCGCTCGCAACAGCACAAGAACGGCATGGTATCTGTTTGGAGTGCGGCAAGCCGTTTATTCTCACAAATGTTCATCAAAAATATTGTTCGCCGAAATGCCGAAAGCACAAAAACATGCGAGACAGCCAAAAAGAATACGTTTGCGAATGTTGTGGGAAGGTGTTTACAGCGTCTTCTTATGAGCCTCGAAAAGCCTGTTCTCCAGAATGTGCGCATAAACTTACAATCGCTCGGCGAAGCAGAAGTATTTGACATCACCGTTGAAAACGGCGAATACTTCGCGAACGGCGTTCTTGTTCATAATTGCGATCCGACGGCACTTGTCCGCTGTTACATCAAAGGGAATATTTTGTATGTTGACCGTGAAGCATACGGCGCAGGCGTTGAGCTTGACGAATTGCCGCAACTCTTTGATTCTATCGAGACTTCGCGTAAATGGCCGATTTACGCAGATTCCGCGCGGCCTGAGACGATTTCATACATGAAGCGGCAGGGTTTTAAAATCATGCCCGCGAAAAAATGGGCGGGCAGCGTCGAAGACGGAATTGCGATTTTAAAGTCGTTCGATAAGATCATCATTCACCCGCGTTGTGTACACGCGGCTGATGAGTTTTATAAATACTCGTATAAAGTAGACAAGAATAACGGAGACGTTCTCCCCGTGATAATAGATGCTAATAACCATATTTTAGATAGTTTAAGATATAGTTTAGATGGTTATATTCACAGGGGCGGCGGCATGAAGATCAATCCTTTAAACCTTCGCGGGAGGTGACAGAAAACATGACGGCAAGAAAAGAAAAACGTCAGTTGTTCCGCGCCGTGGCGGTCAAGTCTGGCGCGGCGATCCCGACGTATCAAGAGTTGCGCCGTATGTACGCGCCGCCCGCGACGTTGGGACGCGCAAGCGCAGAAGTTAAGGCGGCGATGGACGCGGCTTTCGAGGCTGACGTTATGCCGATGATTACAAGCGCCTATTCGATTCTTGGCGCGGCGGCCATGCCGCGATTTATCGGCTATCCGGCTCTGTCCGGCTTGACGCAGAACGGCTTGATTCGCGCAGGCGTTGAGATGATCGCCGACGAAATGACGCGAAAGTGGATTGACATAAACACGACGAAAAGCGTCGAAGGCGGCGAACAGAACCCTGTTATCGCTGACCTAAAGACCGACATGGAAACGTTCAACATTAAAACGCTGTTCCATGACGCGTCGCGCTTGACATCGTATTTCGGCGGTTGTCTCGCGTTTATCGATACGGGCGAAGACGATCCTGCCGCGCTCATGACTCCGCTTTACATGGACGAAAGCACGTTTAAGCCGGGAACGCTTCGCGGCTTGCGCTTGATCGAACCGTTCAACATTTCACCCGGTTTTTACAACGCGTCTGACCCACTCGCGAACGACTATTTCAAGCCGCACTCGTGGTTCATTCTGGGGCGCGAAGTTCACGCGACGCGGTTTTTGTATTTCAGTTCGGCACTGCCGCCGTCAATGCTGATCCCCGCGTATAACTTTTTCGGGATTCCGCTTGCGCAGACGGTTCTTGACGTTGTACAGCACTTCACAGAGTGCCGCGAAGCCGAGGCGCGTCTGCTGAAAAAGTTCTCTCTGACCGTCTTCAAAACGGACATGAGCGACTTAATGAACGGCCTTGAAGATACGAACATCCGCGCACGTCTGAAATACTTCGTCCAGAACTGCGATAATGACGGCCTCATGACCATCGACAAAGAGGAAGACATTATCAAAGTCGAAACACCGCTCGCAGGCGTGACGGACATCGTGCGTCAGTCGATGGAAATGGTCGCCGCGTATTTTGGCGAACCGACGGTGAAACTCTGGGGCATTTCCCCCGGCGGCTTCAATAGCACCGGCGAAGCTGACCTTCGCAACCATTACGATCATGTCGCGGCCAGTCAAGAAAAGATGTTCCGCGAGCCGTTAAACGCCGTTTTGCGGTTGTTGCAGTACAACCGGCGCGGGACAGTTGACGAGAGCATTACAGCCTCGTTCGTTCCAATCGGTGATGAAGACGCGGGCCAGATCGCGAACGTGAACAAGACGAAGGCCGACACTGCGAGCGTCTATCTGCAAAACGGTGTTCTCAGTGCCGAAGAAGTTCGGCAAATGCTCGCGGACGATGAACAGAGCGGCTATACGACAATCGACGTGGAAGCTGTTCCCGAAGACGAAACCGACGGCGGCGAAATGGACATGGGCGGCATGATGGGCGGCGAAGAAATGCCCGCCGAGAACGCGCCAGAATCGCCGGAAGTTGGCGAAGAGGTATAAGTTATCGACCGCGCGCAAGAGCGCGCGATTTTGACCGTTTTTGACGGGGAGGCGGCGAACGTGAAAAAGAAACCGAAAACAATCCCGCCGCTTCGACCGTCTGCGGGGCTTGAAGCGTGGTATCGAAAAGGACTGCGCAAGAACATTCGCCTAATGTCGAACAGCGTCGAATACTGGCTCCGCGCCGTTTATCGCAGACGTGAAGATGAGATCGTCGCGCAAGACGCAAGCCCCGCGTGGAATATCTGGGACGACCTGAAAAAGACGATGGCGCGCTGGCAAAAGCATTTCAACGAACTCGGCGAAAAGCTGGCTCGGCGGTTCGTTGGCAGACTGAGCAAAGCCGAAAAAGCGCGCTTCGAGCAGGCGTTGAAGAATGCCGGTTGGACGGTCAAGTTTCAGAATCCGCGCGGCGTGAATGACATCATTCAGAGCGGCATTATCCAGAACGTCAAGCTCATTAAGAACATTCCTGAAAAGTATTTCATGGACGTTCAAAACGCCTGCGCGATTGCGATTCAGAACGGTAAAGACCTCGATTTCCTGACGAAAGAACTTCACCATTATTTAGGCGTGACAGAGCGCCGCGCGAATATGATCGCCCGTGACCAAAACAACAAGATCACGGCGGCGCTTGACCGCGAACACGCGCAGCATCTCGGCATTACCGACGCTGTTTGGGTGTATACCTACGGTAGTAAAGAACCGCGTCACACTCATATCGAGATGGACGGCCAGCGGTTCAAGCTGTCCGAGGGGCTTTACGACCCGAATCCCAAAGTGGCGAGAAAGATTCAGCCCGCCGAGCTTGTGAATTGCCGGTGTATGTATCGAATGTTGCTCCCTGAGTACGATTACACAGATCAATTCGACGACAGCGGCAAGTGGGCCGACCGGCGGCAGTCGCCGGATAATCCGAATTTTGAGGGGTGATAACATGAGCCTTTTATCGTGGCTGAAAAAGAATATCGCCCGCGATGACGCATGGATCACCGTTCACCCGAACTCTGGAACTGGCCGCCCCGTGCTTCTTGATGATGAAGGCTACATCAAGGGCGGCATGGGCGGAAAGTTCAACGGGCAGAGAATCGACCTTATTCCCCGTCAAAATCAAGGATTGAAAAAAGAGATCAACAGCGAAGGCACGGCGAATACGTCAACGCCCGGTTTTTTGAGGACATACCGCTATAATTTAAAAGCCCCTGAAAATGTCGCTTCGCAGGCGACAAAAAACGCACAGAAACAAAGTACAATCGAAAATAATAATTCTGCGCCGGAAGAACTATCACAAACATTACCGGGGACTGCTACATATTCAGCCGGGGTAACATTAAACTGGATTGCGTCAAATAAGTTTTTAGGTGAAGCGCGGACAAAAGAAATCCAGCAGAAAGCGATTAAACTAATAAATAAAACTGAACAGATGACGAAAAACCTCCCGTCTGAACAGCAGGCGGAACTTATGGAATGGGCACTTAAAGGCGCCGGCCTTCAGGCAAACGCAGACGTTTATAACGCGGCAATACAAGACGGCGCAAAAAGATATTCGTCATTGAAAAAAGAAAATGAAAATAAAGCGATGATGTACACAGCACCCCTAAATGCGTTTTTTAAGTACCAAGAAGGCACACTGAACGCAACCCCGGAAAAACTCGCAGGCGTAAAGCGCGGAACCCCGATGACGGCAGAACAAGCTAATGAACAACACGCGAACCCGGATTATTTGTTGAAAAAAGGTTCAACGACAAATTGCCAGACGTGTGTCGCGGCGTATGAAATGCGCTTGCGGGGGTATAATGTAAAAGCGAGCTTGAATGATAAGGTGGAATCTGCTCCTTATGCATTAAGTAGTGACCCGACAAG